GGTGACACGACCGACAGCAGCAGTCTGCATAGCGTCAAGAATGCGCTGCTGGTGAGGACGAAGAGTGAAAGTCATGCGGTTCGCTGTTGATGAGAATAGTATAGGGCATGAGAAAGGGGGCACGAGGTTGCTTGTGCCAGTTTCCTAATCGTCCACCGCATCAACTGATCCAATATCACACACGGGCACCTCATGCTCACCAGCAATCAGATACCAATGCTGTAGCGTACCGTGATACTCTGGATGTGCCTTGAATGTCTCGGGATACTCTCGCACACCAATATATGACAATTCATTATCTGGAATATTATTGTCACGAAGGAGAGCCTGAAGTTGTAAATGCTTCAGCTCAATTTCAGATGGGACTTTCATTCGCTATTTCCGAATAGAGAATACAGTATAGATTACTCTTCTGGTTCTGTCAAGGATGGATCCAAATTTTCAAACACAATATCAGAAGATGTATCCATTACTAATACTCTGAAATAATATTCTGGAGATGGACAATACTTTCTAGGAGGAAACCATTCAGCAGCATTCAAAACTGCCACGTCATCATTACTATATTCAATCACACAGTTTCTTCCTTGTCTAATTTCTTCAATAATATCATCTGGTGCGTAATCAGAATAGAACTTCATAATTTCTGATTTTTTTTCATCATCAAATGATGCCCACAATGGATTATTAAAATATAATAAACATTTATTATTTGAGATACAATAATTTGACATCAACTCAAAAATAGATAGTCCTTCAATTACTATAATCACGATTGCTGTCCTCCTGATTCTTCATTTTCTTCATTGTATACTTTATCAATAAGAATATCTAACTGTTCTTTAATTGTATCCATATTTTGATGAGTGACTGACCATGCGGTTCCTCTGAGAGCAGCTGGAGTTTCTCTCATAGCTGAAAGGAATGCGTGAGTATATAGTCTCTCTGTTACATCTCTTACGCTCAAATATCGGACCATTTTTTCTTTGAATGTTGTGAAGAAAAATGATGCTAGAGATATCCACTGATCTTCTGTTTCGAGATATTCAGCCTCTGGGTTATTATCTTTATATAATTTAGTAAATGCTTCTGGAGACATTGGGAATTTCACATTTTGTGGACTCACATCAGCAAATAAATTTGGTAATTCTCTTAGTTTTTGACGGTATGTACGATAACAATTTTTTACATCTTCTGGTAGTTCTACATCACTACAAGCAAATACAAAATCTGTTTCTTGTAGTAAGAAATTACGAGCTAGTCTAATAGATAACCAACTCTCACTGCTAACTTCACCATACATACGTCCCATTTCTTCTTGGAACTCTTGGTTGATGAGTTGTTCTATTGATATGAAAGTATCTTTTAAAAATGTAAAAAATTCTTTTGCTTCTTCTATGTCAGTTTGTTGAATTTCATAATCACGCCATTCGTATAATCCAGTTTTAAAATTTTTGATATGTTTTCTTCTAATACAATGATAGGTATCATTGTCATACCAAGTAAATTCTACTAGGTGATCTTTATCCGTATCCCATAAAGGATATAATCTTGGTCTAACCTCATCATTCCAATAAGTATCTGGAACAACTTTTAACATTCCTCTATATGTGATACCACGATCCATCACATTTAATTGAAGAACAAGATGAGGAACTTTTGCTTCGGCTACAATACCCATAATAGAGAGAAAATTTCTGCTAATGTATATTTAGTTAGTATGCTTTAACAAGATATTTAACTAAGAAATATGGTTCAATTAGAGGTATGACATTATCTGGATCTAAGGCAGCAATTGGAATAATTGGTGTTGAGGATGATAATGTAAAGGTTACATCATTTGCAAAAATACCAGCTGGATATATGGAATTTGCTGGTCCACCAATATTATACTGTTGCTGATCATCTGCAACAGGTATTTGACCCTCTGATGGAACGAATACTAAACTCGTTACTTCTTTCTGTTCATAATTCATTTCAACTATTCCAAAATTATCATTGGCACCCGAGTTATCATTTGATCCAGTTGGTGCCGATCTAGCTTGTCTAATTTGGAATCTAGTATTTTCAGTCTGTGCTGCCGTAGGAATATCTAACGAATAAGTATACCATTTAGTATCTCCACTAGTACCATCATAATTACTATCTATTTCAGCTTGAGTTGGTAATGGAACTAAAACACCAATAAAATTAGATTGTGGGAAATTTAAAGTTTGGTCGGTATTATAGAAAAGAAGTAATTCGTCACCACCATTTTCTGGTCTTTCACCACCATTAATATTGTTTCCTCGACAAACTTTAACTGTAACTCTTTGAATGTCTTCTGCATCAACAGTTGCAGTTGTCACAAATCGAGTTTGCTCAGTACCACCAAATTTTAAATAGTGAGTTGGTGCAGAACTACTAACTAAAACTAAATTATTCAAAGCTCCAGTAGTAGTATTGAGACCAACAGTTGCATGATTGTTTACTCCAGCACCTCCAAGAATACGAACTCTTGGAATAGTAGTATATCCACTTCCTGCAGTAGTTAATGATATACCAGTTACAACTCCATTTAATACTGTAACGCTAGCTGTTGCCCCAGTTCCTCCGCCTCCGCCTTCAAAAACTACAGTAGGAACTTGTGATGTTGGAAGTTTAAATCCTGCAGTACTTCCTGTGCCAGTACCAGTAGTATAGAAATTCACACCATTATCATTATTACCAGATCCAGCAATATAAACATCACCAACAGTGACAGTTGGAACTCCACCTTCAGTTCCAGTTTGTGTTTGCCATTCAAGTTTTATTTGCCCATTTGTACCATTACCCGAAGAAACACCACCTTGACTAACACCTGATCCACCACTACCAACAGTATAAGATATAGAAGACTGACCAGTAAGAACGCTCGATAATAGACTGAATCTGACAAATCCTCCAGCCGATCCAGCACCAGCACCTGATGTCCAGTAACTTCTATTTTCAAATTGAGTTACTGATATATATCCATCTCCAGTATTGGTGTTTGATTGTGATGTTGGAGAATTAAAGTAATCTGTACGAATAGCAGAAACTCCTCGAATGCCACCAAATCCTTCTTCGTGACCACCAGATCCGCCGCCGCCAGCACCTGCAGAGCCACCAGCAGTGTCTGTAAGGCGACCGCAACCACCGCCGCCCCCGCCGCCACCGCCGCCAGTACATCCATATGCACCACCAGTGGCACCGCCACCAGTTTGGAGAGCTTGTGTTGTCTCAACAACATTATCTCCTGGGTTTGTATTATTATTACCATTTTGTCCACAAGTACCTTCACCAAATCCTCCTCCTCCACCACCACCGCCTGCTCCTGCAATGATAACGTTTCCACTTTGTAATTTAATAACTGAAGCAGCTCCACCTCCACCACCATCATTATTTACATGCCCATCGCCAGCAATACCACCAACTCCAGAGTGAGCAGCATTAGCAGAACCAGCATATGGTACGCCTTGTTGCCCTGGTTGAAGTAAAAATACTATTCCAACTGCTGGTACTTTATAAGTTGCTGTAAAAACTTTTCCAGGTCCACCAGTTCCAGCAGTTCCACAATTATTTCCACCAAAGTTTCCACAATTTCTTCCACCACCACCAGCAAGAGTAAATTGAATTCCAGTTAATTGATAATTTGAATTAGTTAAAGAAGATGTGAATGTATGTGTTACATTTGAAGACCAATTAAATGTTCCACTAGGAACAGAAACATTAGCATCACTAATAAATCTAGATTTTCCATTAGTACCAGTATTAGTGGATAATACTGTTAGACCTTGACCGCCAGTAGATTCTGCTGCAGGTGGTCCAGGTGGAGACACATTAGGATTAAGTAAATTTTTGACCCAATATGGTCCGCTGCCCCCTGTGCCTCCGCCCACACCACTAGAAGGGTTAGTCCCAAGGATCGATGCAGATGTGGATGAAGAACCAGTTATTGTGTAACCAGGAGCTGCTCCACCAGTTCCACCAGAAGAAAGAGAAGCAGCGTTTCCGCGATTACCAGCTGCAGCTGTTGCTAGGATAATTGATCCGCCTCCAACTGAAAATGTCGTTGCTGTTCCATTATTTCCTTGCTGAGTATAAACTCCGCCTGATCCTGCGCCACCTTGCATTGTTACAGTAATTTTGTTGAAAGCAGCAGGAACTGCATAAGTATAATTACCAGGCGTTGATTGAGTAACAGTAGTTGTGGAATATATTGGAATACCCTCAGTAGTTACAGTTCTTCCACCAATTTGAGATCCAGAACTAAATTTTTTGTTTATTGGTGTTCCAGTTGTAGTAACATTTTGGAATGACCCAGCTCCTGCGGCACCAGATGCATAATAAAATCCTGGGTTTTTAATAGATCCAGAAGCTTGATCACCGCCACTCCAATTGAAAATATCATAAGTAGCAACAGAAGAATTTTGGATAGCAGCTTTTGATAAAACGTGAGTGTGACTATATGCAATACCACCAGGAGGTAAAAAGTTGCTTATTTTTCCAGTTCCTGCACTATATGAAGGAAGATATCTATCACCAGAAACTTTTCCAGCATAATTTGTATCTAATGGTGCTTCTGAATGAAATAGATAGTGAGAGTGCTGTGGAGCACCCGCTAATTTTTTCTCCTGCAATCTGGTTCTAATTGTTTGAGAACCAATAATAACCGCTTCAATTGTATCTACAACATTTTCATAT